GCATGCGGGGTTTCCACCTCTCAGCAGTCCTCGAGGACTTGCCGCATGTTTAGCACCTGGTGGAATTCCTGAACCTGGAATTCGGGTTCGATGGACCATTCGGAAACTGTTTGCTCATGTGAAAACTGCTGAGGAATCTTTTGAGAAAGATTCTAGCTTCATGGAAAAAATGTGCTTGAAAAAGAGTACTTTTGGAAATGACCAGAAATGGAAGCAGAAAGCTGTCGCAGAATTTCTAGAGCCTTTCGGAGGAACTGTTACTCCAGAAATGTTGATAGAAGTCTATGACGATTATTTCGATCGGATTTGGTAAGCTGGCTTAAAAGCCTAGAGTTTTTAGAACTCTAATAGTTTTGGAGGCGGAAGTATGCAAAATGCCGATGCCTCCAGAACTTCTCCACTGATCGATGTTTCTTTTCAAGTCGTCGATAAGAATGCGATCGGGTGCTGCCATTCTCTTCTTAGCACTACCTCCCTGGGTAATGTTAACCTTGACGCTGGAAGAAAGATTTTTCTTTACCCAGGCTCGTTTATCCGGGTCAGCTCCTTTAACCTTTCGTCGGGGTTTAGGGATGGCAGAGAGAATTTCTACGTCTGTATTTTTCAAGAAAGCCCAAAGCTGGTCTGCGTCTTTCATCTTTTTCAACTTAGCATAAAAGCCCAATCCCTTTTCGCTAGCCATTATAGCAAAGGTTTCATCTTCAGGAGCACCATCGGAAAGACCTAAAATCTCTTTTTTCCCGCGCACAAAGTCAGCTACGACACCGTCCAGATCTAGAAAAATCTTTAATTTTGGATTTGCAATTTCTATTAGTTTCATTTTATCTAAATCCTAAAGCTTTAAGCTCTTTGATAGTTTTAGAAGTAGAGGTATGGAGAATACCAATTCCTCCTGCCCCTTCCCAATCTGTGATATTCTGTTTGTGGTCGTCGATTAAAATATTATCTGGTCCGGCGAATTTCTTTTTACCTCGGCGAGTGGTAGTAATTGTTTTGACGTTCTTAGATAAATTCCTCTTCACCCACTGAACCTTATTTTTGGTAGCTTCCTCTCGGTTGGTCATCGGTACCGCAGTCAAAATTTGCAGATCGTTACCCTTCAAGATTCAAGAATTGCCAAAGTCGGTCAGCATCTTTAGTTTTAGGAAGCCTCAAGAAGAAGTCTTTACCCTTATCTCCAGCCAAGGCCTTAAAGATTTCCTCACTAGAAGCACTATCCGGAAGTTTCAGAATCTCTCTTTTTCCTCTAGCAAAGTCAGCCATTACTCCGTCTAAATCCAAGAAGATTTTGAATTGGGCGTTTTTGATTTCACGAAGTTTCATTAGATTTTGGCCTTCTTAGCTAAGATGATAAATTCTCTTTCTTCAGCATTTCCCATGGCAACAATAGCGGACCGAGGAATTTCAATTTTGCTAACTGTCCATTGGTCTTCTGGTATCCCTCTCGCCTTTCTAAAATTAGCAGCAAATGATTCTCGAAGAGTAATATTGGCGAACTTTTGGCTTCGACTAATGGCTTCTGCATCAGCCAAATGGCCCCGGAAAACTAAAACTGGATTGGGGATTCGGATTCTTTTTAGGTTCTGTTCTAAAGCTTCCTGATAATCCTCGTTTTTCAAAGCAACAGAAGCAAATCTTTCCATCCCAGAGTTGTTGATAGAAAACTTCTCCCAAAGATCTAACTCCCGTGGAGACAGAGAAGGGTTTAGAGAGTCTTCTAAATCGCTAGTATCTGCATTGTCAGCCGAGCGAGCTTCTAATAGATTCGAGAGTTTCACTTTCCAAATAACTCCTGCTCGGTGTAGACTCTAAAATCAAATCCGTTCTGTTCACAAAGAACTTTAGTAGCTTCCCATTTGGCTTGGTTTACCAAATAGACCATATTCTGGTAAGCTCTTTTTTTGGGGTCTTTGTGAGTTCCCGGAAGACACTGTTGCATGGGTTTTAGCTCTATAACCTGTTTAGCAATTCCTCCTTCGGGAGTTTTAAACTCTGCTACAAAATCCGGATAGTATTTGTGCTTTTTATTATCTTTAGGACTGATGTAAGAAATAGCCAAGGACTCGCTAGCCCATTTTAAAACATTAGGGTTTCGATCCATCTTCTCCATAAAGAAAAGTTCCCAGGAGCTTCGAGAAATAATAGGAAGTGTTCCGACATACTTCTCTGGATTCTTGGGATTAAATTCCTGTATCCCTTTGTTTTTCATTAGAAGAACTTGGCTAATTTGGCAGCTTGGTCTACGGCACTAGGAACAGCCTGAGAAACTGTTCCGACATTACCAGCCGACGGAGGAGCAAAAGGAACTCGGTCATTTAGACTTCGATTAGTGAGGCCTCGTAAATCTGGGATACCTAAAACATCCGAAGCTGCGCTTGCGGTCCGGCCTAATCCTAATCCTGTTCGAATAATCTGACCTTGCGGTAAGAAATCAAACGGAGTGCTTCCTAAAAGGCCGGTCGAAAAGATTCCCTCCTCAGAAATTCTAAGGGCGCTTTGGAGAGTGTTTCGACCAAGGATAGCATCTTGGGTTCCGATAGCTCCCAAGATATCAGAAAGACCTTCCAGAGGATTGTCTACTCGATCTGGATATCTACCTCCGTAAAGATCAATCACAACATTTTTAAAGTTGAACTTTACTACAAACCCGCTTAGATTATCATCAGCTGAATCAGCCTTGTCCAAATCGAAGCTTATAATTTGGGGTTCTTCAAAGGTCCAGCTTCGAACCAATCCTCGACCTGTTCCATCCGGTCCAATTCCAGAATACTGATGAATCTTAATCTCTTTGATCGAGGTCTGAGCTTGGCCGGATCGAGGGGCAATATTGGATTTTTCAAAGCCCTGTTGGGCCATTAGAGGAATAGTTCCGGTCTGTTGAAATCGGGTATTAGAGCCGCTCACGGATCTAATCAAGTAGTTGTTGATGAAGTTTAGAACTCTGCTTCGGGAATCATCCATGAATTCTATTCCCAAATCTCCAAATTTGAGCCCGGTCGCGACCTTATATCGAAATCCATACTGGTTGATTTCTACGAAATTGAATTCATACTGGGGCTTATCAATGCTCCTAGCAAAGAAATGGAACTTCTGGGTTTCACTATCAACCAGCGAGCTTTCGACGACGAACTCTACATCAAAATTCCACTTCCGAACTGGACTGTCCATCTGAGAGAGAAGGTCAGCAGCTGGATTAACACTGTTTGGCTTGATCGAAAATAGACTCATTAGAAAAACCTCAAAAAAATACCCCGGTGAGCAAAACCCACAGGGGTATTTATCTAATTACCTAAGATCTGGTTTCAGATTATTCGCCGGTTAGAGCGGACTTAGGCTCAACTGTGTTGTTATATTCTACGAAAGCGTGGTCAAATCGGATTTCAGTAGTAATTTGCATAGCGGTATCGGTTTCGTTGGAAAGATCCCCGTAAGTAACATTAGTGAAGAAACAGCCCTGACAGGTCCATTTCTCCAAGAAATTAGGCTCGCCGCTATCAGCTCCGGTTCCATCCAGTTGCATGATAATGGTGTTGAACTTGTAAACACCACCAGCAACAGCAGCACTTAGGCCAAGAGGAGCAGCACCTTCAGTAACTAAAGTAAGCTGTCTTTCGACCTGAGCTCGAATAACGTCAGCAGCACCACTTCCAATGTCATCTTCTAAGACCAGGGCCATAGCAGCCCATTCGTGCTTGCCAGCAATATAGGCCTTAGCATTATAGCGATGAAGCTCAATGGCAGAGAAGGTTAGATTGGGCTTGCCAACCGAAACAACTTGACGAGTCAAGACCTGAGAATCTACAGCTCCTCCAATATTTTGGAATTGGACTATAAACTTGTTGGCTTGTTTTGGTTGTAATATTCCTGGAGTCGTGCCCGGGGTTCCAAGATTTAGGATTGTTGCCATTTTAACTAGTTCTCCTTAAACAGCAGATAGGTTTGCTCCAGTATTCAATACACGAATCGGAATGAAGATAAATTCAGCAGCCTTCGTAGGCTTGAGAGCAATATCGACATATAGTTCATTTCGGTCAATTCTCGTTGGGGTGTTGTTAGTTTCGTCAGAAACTACAGCAAAGTCAAAGAGCCCTCGGCGAGTCAAAATATCTCCCAAGAATCCTTCGATGGAAACTCTTAAGTTGTCTCGAGTAATCTGATCATTAGGCTCGAAGACAAAGGACAATGCCCCCTTTCGAATCGAGCGACGGATGGCTACCAAGAGACGAGAGACGTTAATCCTATCTAAAGCACTAGTAGTAGAAGCCTGGGTCTTCTGACCGAAGACAGCAATACCTCTTCCAGGGAATCGAGTAATTGGGTTAACGTTCTTACCATCAGCGTAGAGAACATCTCTTTGGCCGTTGGAAAGATCTACTTCAGTAAATGTTCCTTCTCCGGTCGTGGCGCTAGCGCTAGCAATATATCCAACCTTGGAAACATTATCTACAATTCCTCTTCGGAATCCAGCAGGCGCAAACCAAACTTCAGAAGATCTGTCGCTTCGAGCTATAACTCGAATTGCGATAGCAGAAGCTGGGACGAAGATTTCTTCTCCATCTAAGTTAGTAGCAATTCCGCCAGGATAATAAACAGCAGAATATACGCTCTTCGGAAAGCTACCAGCTTCGGTAGCAAAATCCTCTGGAGTCTTTTCGTGAGGACCGTCGAAAATTACGAAAGCCTCGTTATTCAAGTTGTTGCTCAGAGCAATCAAGTTGGTAGCAACTGTTCCAGATGCAGAACCATCAAAATCAATATAGCCAAAATATGGGGCTAGAATTAAGTTATACTCGAAGAACTCAGAAAGAACTCCGCTGGTGGTGCTGGTAATTTCAGCATTCAGGGCAGACAAAACAGCAGAAAGACCAGCAGCATCCTCAGTGGTAGAAGCTAAATTCTGATCAGCGCGAACTACGTAACAGAAGTTGCCAACACCCAAGAAGGTGTTTGCAGCCCAGAGTCCATATTCATTAGTAAAGAGTCCGTCTCTAGCAATTCCCGCCGTGGTTCTGAAGACAGGCACTCCGTAAAGGTCTGATAGTTGTGTTGCACTGGTAATTGTCCGAATGATGCCAGATTCTTGAGTTCCGGCTGCGGTCTCGGTTCCATCTGGAGTTAATTTGTTATCTTCAGTGAGGATAAAGAACAGTGGAACAGTAGGCGCAGTAGCAGGGATGAAAAAGCTTTCATCAATAACTGTTACCGATACACCTGGTGAAATTAGAGTAGCCATATCCTTTTGAGTCTCCTAAGATCCTTTAAATTGATTCTATATCCTCTATATTTATCCGCTAGCACAAGAAAACGCGGTTAGCTATTAACATCTACGTCCGAACTAAAGATGTGTCCTGTGCTGGCTCCCACCTCATCTTCGGAGACATCAATGAGAGCATTATCTACCCCTGGGGCAGCAGCCGAAACATTAATGACCTTTCGAATGTCAACCAGGGCCCCCAAACTGGCATTCAGCTCAATGTTAGAACTGTTGATGATTTCCAGAGGAGTATCCGACCCCACCAGGCAATTATCAAGGAAGATATCTGCATTAGAAACTGTGAATGAAAGTGGG